CGAGGGCAACACATCAAAGAAGAACTCAAGGGTACAGGTGCTACCTATTGGGGGCAAGGATTAAATGAATCATCACATATGAGAATTTATATTGATGTAAAAAAGAAAGGAGAATAGCTATGATACAAGTATTTTATACGACATTTGCTTTGTCAGTTGTATATTTAGTATATGTTATATCAACTAATTTTGTTGTATAACTAATGCAAATATGGAGAACAAATCCTAATATGTTAGTTCCTTACTATCTTATGCACTCATATTTATATTATGTTATGAATGAACCTATTATTGATGACATAGAATATGATGAGATATGTAGGGAACTAAAGGAGAAGTGGGATAATGTTAATCATTACCACAAACACTTAATAGATAAGCAATCATTAGGTGCAGGAACAGGTTATCAATTACAATATAACAAAAGGATTGAATGTGCATCAATTGCTTTGTTAAATAAAAGTAAGGAGCATGAAAATGCAAATAAAAAATCTAGTAGATAAGTATTATTTATCTAGTGATTTCAATATGTTAACTGATAAAACTAAAGTAGATTATTCAAATTGTTTATCTATAATGTTGAACACTAAATTAGATGATAAGTTTATACACACAACTAAAGTCAATAAATTGACAGGAGCTATGGCAAGACAGTCATATGAACTGTGGCTTAATCGTGGCATTTATATGGCTAATCATATATGTGCTTCATCTAGAAAAGTATATTCATTTGGAATGGAGATGGGGTATGCAGAAACAAATCCATTTTCTACATTCAAGTGTAAGATAACTAAACCTAGAAAAGTTACATGGACAAAAGAACAGATTATGCAATTATTAGATTTCTGTTATGCAGATTTTCAATATAGAAGTCTAGGTTTAATTGTTCAGATGGCATATGAATGGTGTCAGAGAGTAGGAGATATGAGATTATTAGAGTTTACTAGCATAGATTTTGATAAGGGAGTGTTACATTTAGAACAATCCAAGAGAGGTGCAACAGTTCACCTACCTATTAGTGATGATTTACTTGAAATGCTTGTACAACAGAAGAATGAATATGACTTTCAAAAATATGTTGCACCCTATCCTAAAGCCCTGAGAGGCTTCTACAAGCCCTATACGTTGACTAGGCTATCTATAGTAGCTAGGAGAGCAATGAAGCTCTGTGGTCTTCCTAATGAGCTTAGAATAGCTGATTTAAGACGGACAGGTACTACTGAAATGGTTGAAGCAGGAGTAAGTATGGGTCAAATAATGTCAGTTACAGGTCATGCTAATCCACAATCTGTGAAACCTTATATGAAAAATACTTTGGACTCTGCAAAAAATGCATTGACAATGCGAAAAAAGTATGATATAAGCACAGATAACGTGCCGAACAAAGAACTATATAACATATAAGTGGTATATTATAAATGAATATATATAATTATGTAAGTGACTTACAGTTAAGTGTTGGTGAAAGTAAAAGAATGAATTGTCCTAACTGTAATGGATATAAAACTTTTAGTGCTACCAATAATATGGGTAAGTTACTATGGAACTGTTATAAAATATCTTGTAGTATATCAGGTTCAGCACGTATCCACTTATCTGTGGATGATATAAGAGATGCCATTGACCCTAGTGTACTAGATGATGATGTAAGTAATTTTACTTTACCTGATTATGTTGTACAACACAATGACAGACCTAATGTATTATCATGGTGTAAGAAATGGAACATTGATACTGACAAAGTTGAATTGTTTTATGATGTAAAAGAGGATAGAGTTGTATTTCCTATTGTACATGGCACTAGAATGATTGATGCAACAGGTAGGTCACTAGGAAAAAAATTACCTAAGTGGAAAAGGTATGGAAAAAATAACTTGCCTTTTGTTTATGGACATGGTAATGTGGCAGTAGTTGTTGAGGATTGTGTTAGTGCTATCGCAGTAGGCAGTGAAGTATATGCAGGGGTAGCAGTGTTGGGTACATCATTAGCTGAATCACACAAGAGATACCTTTCACGATTCTCAACTGCTATCATAGCACTAGACCCTGATGCAGTACCCAAGACACTAGCATTCGCAAAAGAACTGAGAGGTTATGTGAATGATGTAAAAGTGCTACGAGTTAGAGACGATTTAAAATACAGGAGAGAAGAAGACTTTGATAATTTAACTAAACTAACCCCAAAGGAGTAACCAACATGGAATTATCACTAATAAGAAGTTTAATGGACAAAGAGTTTTATGAAGAGCATAGAGGTGCTAAGTGTCCTGATAGACTATTCAGTAAAGACGTAAGAAAAATTAAGAGTGCCATAGATAAAGCTATGGATAGGTATGAAAGAACAGTAACACCTGATGAGATTGAAGCATTGTTCATGTCTAACAATCCATCAATGACTACTGCACAGAAACAAGCATACTCTAGCTTGTTCAAACAAATAAAAAAGGAGATGCCACTTGGTACAGACATTGCACAAGAAGTGTTATCTAAACTATTTCAGCAAGTTGTTGGCGAAGATATTGCTAATCTCGGCTTTGACTATGTTAATGGTTCTAAATCCACTCTTGAACCTCTTAGAAATGTTCTTGAGTTATATGCTGATGATTTTACTCCCAATCTAAAAGTAGAATGGGATGACATAAGTATTGAAACATTGCTTGAGAGAAATGATTTAGAAGCTAGGTGGACATTTAATATACCTTGTCTAACTAGAAAGGTAGAGGGTGTCAATGCAGGACACTTAATTGAAGTAGGTGCTAGACCTAATACAGGTAAGACATCTTTTCATGCTAGTTTAATTGCTAGTCCAAATGGATTTGCTCATCAAGGTGCTAAGTGTATCATACTATGTAACGAGGAATCTGCACACAGAGTTGGTGCAAGATATCTAACATCAGCTACAGGCATGACTATGCATCAGATAAGAAAAGACCCAAGTAAAGCACGTGAACTGTATGAACCTGTGAAAAAGAATATACACATCAAGGATGCATCTAATCGTGACATGGCATGGGTTGAGAGCATATGTAAAGCATACAAGCCTGACATAGTTGTACTAGACATGGGAGATAAGTTTGCTAGGACAGGTGGCTTTGCAAGAACAGATGAAGCACTTAAAGCTAATGCTATTCATGCTAGACAGATAGCTAAACAACATGAGTGTGCAATCTTTTATATGTCACAGCTATCTGCTGAAGCTGAGGGTAAAGTATATCTGAATCAAGCTATGATGGAAGGTAGTAGAACAGGTAAGGCTGCTGAAGCTGATTTGATGATTCTTATAGCTAAAGATACAGTTAAAAATCCTGACAGTGGAGATGAAGAAAGTCCTGCTAGACATTTAAATATTGTCAAGAATAAATTATCAGGATGGCATGGTGTTGAACATTGCGAATTGGATTATATAACTGCTAGGTATCAGTGATGCAACAGGATTTGTTTGGATATGAAAAACCTGTGATTGAACATGGAGATAGTTTAGTTTGTATCAAGTGTGATATAGAACAGCCAATAGACCAATTCAATGCTATGAAATATGCTAGTTCAGGTGATGAGAATAAACAAACGGAGATAAAAAGAACTTGTAGAACTTGCATGAGAAATCAATCTAATTTAGTTAAACAACTAAGAAAGAGTAATCCATATCCTGATGAGAATTATTGTTGTCCTATATGCGACAGGGATATAAAAGAGATAGGTAAGTATGGTCAACCTAGATTACAAAATTGGGTATTAGACCATTGCCACATTACTGATACTTTTCGAGGTTACATATGCGACCCCTGTAATCTAGGTTTAGGTAAATTTAAAGATGATCCAATTATTGTATCAAAAGCTCTAGCATATCTTCAAACACATGGCAGTAAAATCCAAAACAGCACTGGGTCGAGTTGAATTCAATTCCCGTGCTAAATACAAACACACCCACCAAGGTAATGGACGACGTTCTCTTCCCAAGCGTGGGCGAAAGCTCAAGCGGGGACAAGGATGAGTCTACTTATTGATGCTGATTACATTGTCTACAAATGCTGTGCAGCATGTGAGACAGAAATTGATTATGGCGATGATGTTATTGTAGTCACTAGCAAGTTTAGTGAGGCACTAGCTGCTGTAGAGCGTGATCTCTACAACATCGCAAATGACTTAGGA